CATTGTATGCTCCAGCTGGGAAGATCTTGAATTCAGGCAAGTCAGCCAGATCGTCAAGAGTGGAGTCAAGCAGGGAGTCAATAGAGGTTGCGTCATTCATGATGTTATTTCCTTTTCAATTTAAGTTGATTTAATTTAATTACATTCACACAAGGTTACAACTCTACGCCTTTATTCCTATCTGTATCATAGAAACTTGGGTGGCGCAAATCAGGAGCCTGTGTCTCTCCTAGATGATGTGAGGTTTCATACTCTACTAACTTATTTAAATAGTGCTGAGCCTTCAAGATATCCTGCAAGAATGCTCCTTTCTTATTTGCTCGTGCAAGATACTTAATTGCATTGCCTCTAAGGAAGCCTCGAAATTCAAGAGGAGTCATCCAAGCTTCCATAGCATCCCAAGGCTGTACTTTAGTATCAATGTAGTGTGAGCCTCCTACTTGAGAATTCTTTATAGGTGATGCTGCCATTACAACTCTCTCCTGTTAGGGTAAAAGAACTTATTCAATACTTCAATCGAACTCAGCTTAAAGCCTGCTGCATTCTTGTGTCCACCTCCACCAAACTTCTTAGCAATTGCGGACACATCGAAGTCACCATTAGAACGAATCGAACATTCAACTGCTCCGTGAGTGTCTACAAACCAGCATAGTCCGAAAGTTCCACACTCAGTTGCAAGGTGATGACCTACATCAGAAGCTAGATGCTTAGGACAGTTAGCTGCAAGTCCTGCTATTACAACTTGGCGAGACATTGAAAGAGTCTTACCGTCTTCATGCGGATTATCTATCTCATGAGATTCAAAGAATACAAGTGAGCATTCACGTTTGGAGGAAGCAATGACACTTTGTACATTCTGCTCATGTGCTCGGAGGATTGCTTCACCTTCAGTATAGTAATCCTCTAAACCAAGTTCACTGAGTAAGTAAGGAAGTGTGTTCCACTGATCAAAGCTCCAAGGTGCATACGACCACAGTGCTTTCTGGAACTCCTTAGTTCCACTCAGCTTGAATTGCCACCTATCATAGTCATCAATGTGACGAATCAACATTGGAGCCTCTTCACTAGGGTGAAAGTAGTTCCAAGCAATCAGCGCGCCGCTTCTGGTGTTATCAAGAATAATTAAAGCAGTTTTATCTACGTGAGTGTATATGCCTTTTTCAGGAATGCCACCACACCACATATCAAACACTCCTTTGTGATGGTCTAGCCACACTACCTTTTCAGCTACAGCGAACAGCCAGTCCATCTGTTCTTTCGAGAAGCTGAAGTCTAGAATGTAAATGACTCTTCCTGCTGCCTCATCTACAGTAATAGCTGGATCACCATAAGCAACTGCCCTGTACTCAGCTTCATCACCAAGAGCTTTCCAAGCTGCAAAGGCTGCACCGAAACCATCAGCACAGTTAGCATGATAGAGTACAAGAGGTAAGTTAGTTTCAGCTGATGCTTGTGTCATTGTGGTGTCACCTTTCTATCTTTCAGGTTAGCAAGCGCTCGTTGAGCAGGAGTCTGATGTACAGCAGGTTGAGTAAATGCAGTAAGGTCAGGGCCAGACGCAGGATCAACTCCAAGTATTACTGCCTTAGCTGTGTTCTTACCTATAAGTGATCCATCAAAGACTGGAAGCAAGCTAGGTACAGCTAACTTTTCAATCTCGAAATCAGTACGACTCTTTGTTAGCACATTAGGAAGTGCAGTCGAAGAACTAAACGCCACATGTTTACGGTTCCTGATATCACAATATACTACATGACCAAATGCTTTAGCCACCTCAGTGGACATGGAAGCTGAACCAAAGGTGGGAACCAGCTTAGTCTTACCATCTTCCATCGGAGCTTCTTGTGCATGAAAGATTACTACAAGATTAAATGTAGCTGCTTGCATTTGAGATAGTGCAAACTCTGTATGCTTACGTAAGCTTCCCCAGTCATCACGCTCAGGCTTAGCATCTACTGGCTTAGCTTTCATTATATGTGCTAGGATAGAATTGCTCCACTGAGTACCAGAGTCTATCACAACGATATCATTGCTGTCAAGTAGGCTAAAGTCAAGTGTATCAAATGCTGATGGTGCATCTGGAGCACTCTTTGCTTTTGCAGTACAGATAGCACAACTGACTTTACCGTGAGCATGACAGATGTTAGCTTTACCTGCACGAAACAATTGAGCAAGAGTATCAGCAGCTATTGGGTATGATGCAGAATCGGGAAGCTTGATCAGATCAATATTGTTTTGTTGAGCAGCTGAGAGTTTAAGTAATGTCTCTGCACCGTTCTCAATATCAATCCAATGCAGTCGATACATGGAAGCAAGTGCCATCACAAGAGTAGTCTTACCTGAGCCAGGAAGTCCTACTACAGCTACTCGCTGTGGCATAGTGGAGCCAGCAAAGCTATCAGATAGGCGCATCACTGGACTCCTCAGAGGTGTGAGAGTCAGTAGCTATGTAATGCTCAGCAGTTAGTAACAAAGCGCTCATGTCATTAAGATCACTTATCATTGCGTTAGCTGTATAAGCCATACCGCTAAGTGCAGTACTTACACCTGCCATAAAGGATGTATACATAAAGGTTATAGGAAGTTCCACAGCTGGATTATGCTGTTGCACTTTTTCAATGTAGTGTGTAAACTGTTTCAGTAACTTGTTGTTAGTTTCAATTGCTTCAATCTGTTCAGAAGTGAGAGGTGTAGGATCAGTAGCAGGAGTGTCATGAGATGAAGGTGTGGATGTGTTCATGGTGTCTGTATTCCTTTACAGCAGGCTCTTAGCTATTTGTGCTGCAATGAGATCTTCCACATGTAATGCAATATGGAAGGATGAATGCCCATCAATGATCTGTGCTTCTTGCTCAGGCGTGACAGGTGTTGTAAGTACTGACGTGCTTAGTGTACACACATTAAGATAGTCACACTCCCTGTAGTAATTGAAACAGGACTCACCATGCATAGGATACACACCAGTCTTTTCATATAGTAGGATGGTATCACAATCCAGAAGTAGTTCCTGAATCCAGAGCGCACGTTGAAGATAGCTCTTCTTAAATGGTAGTGGCATGAACTCCCTGCTCTTGGTCATGTACACAAGATACAGTACTTCATACGCTGAGAGTTCTGGGAACAGCACATCGAGAACAATACTGTATCCAATGGCTTGCGCACTGTTCTTGAATGTAGCATTGTTCACTGATGCAGAGCCTGTAGTCTTGACTTCAAGAACTACAATTGCTCCAGTAGTTTTATGTCGTAGTACAGCATCCACAAATCCACGGTATTTGAATCCGTTAGGAAGGCTGATTATGAAGGAGAGTTCAACAGCAGGTACAGGTTCAGTTGCACCTTCTGGAACATACTGTACAAGCTCGTAGTCCTCAAGGAGTGAGCTGTTTCTTACATACAAGAACCGTTCAATTGCAAGCATTGATTCCCAGAAAGATTTCTTAGACTTAGTATCCTCTGCAAATAGGTCAGTGTCCCACATTAGAAATGAGTTCCAGTATACCGTGTCTAAGTCCTTACCCATCAGTATATCTTGTACACCTGCACCTACTGTATGACCGAGAGCAAATGTTACTGCACTCTTTTCATCTATGCCAGGCTTAGCAGTTCCGAGCTTAGATAGTTGGAACTTTCTTGGACAGGAGTGCAGTGTAAGGTTGCTTGAGTATGATAAGTTTTTGAGTCTGATATCCATTGGGCTAATTCCACCTGTGTGTTACGTGGACAATATGTTCTAAGCATTTCGAGATAGTGAATGTATAAGAAATATTGATGGCTGCGTGTCCGTGTTGAGAACTTAGTTTGTACATATGTTAGTAGTGGAAGTAACAATGTGGGTTCAATTGCTTGGTCACATTGCTTGCGCTGCATTGGAGTATTATCTGGCGCGCCCAGTATATAGCGTAACCAGTGTTGAATCTGGTTAGGCATCAGTCTAGCATTGATTACACCAATGAGTGCAACCAGTTCTAATGAGGGCACTACTGTACCCTTGCACATAAGTTACGCTCTTGTACTGAATGATCTATGTAGTATGATTGCAAAGCTGTTAGTAGCTCATGCAGTTTAGATTCAGTTTCTTCCTCAGTGGCAGGTGCTTTGATCGAAGCTCTGATATCAAGCTCTTCAAAGTCAGCAATGAATACAGCAAGTATCATTTGTTTTGGTGGAGTATCAAGTGTGTCAGCTAGATAGCATGTGACTATACCTTCAGCTCCAATGTTACAGTGATGCTGCATGATGGTGGATACTACGCGTAATGGAGTCATAGGAGTTATGATCTTTCCTACAGATCATCCAGTGTCATGTTTTTAAGTGAAGGTTTCTTAGGCTTAGATACTTCAGATAGTTTAATGCCTGTCTGATGCTGAAGCCCACGTACTACTGTGAGGATTTCGCTTTCATCTAGTAGTGTGACTACTTCAGGATCAGCACGAAGCTGAGTATGTATTGTGCGAAGAAGTGATGGGATAAGAGGATGGGCACTAAGAAGATGTGCTTGAAGTGTTGCAATCTTTTCTTTAATTTCAAAATGAGAACCTAGTGGTGTGGAGGATGTAGTTGCAGTCATTAATGTGCTCCTTAGTTGTCCTATTATATCTCTGTTGGATCAAGGTAGTATTTAAGAGTAAATGTAATCATGTTACCATCACTTTTAGAGAATACCTTAGCGTACCTGTCAGCTTCAGCTAACTCATACCTGAATCCAGTATCCATAGTGCGCTCTTTAAGTACTGCTTTAATCAGACGTGCATGTAGATGTGATGGGTGTACCACCACAGCACGCTTAGTTGATTTAAGTTGATTCCATATTGGATAGTACTTACGCATGGCAGGTCACACAGGTCATTCAGTATTACTCCTTTCCTATCACCACTACCTCAAGATATTGCAGTATCAAGAAATAATGGATCAAGGAAAACACACCACCTCAACTTATTCCAATCCAAGGAAAGAGAAACTGAGGTGGTGTTATCTGCATACTATAATCCTATTACAGATTAGCCAGCAGGTCCTCTTCGCTCATGTTCATCAGCTTGTTAGCCTTATCCGTCAGGAAAGTAATACACTCCAAGAACTCTTCAGCTTTGGGTGCGCCTTCCAAGTAGATACCCAGCTGATCAACCAACAGACCCAGTACTTTCTTGTTGGTCTTAACAGCAGCAAACTTGTTAGCAAAGTTACGAGCTGCATTCTCAACCTTATCAACTGCTTTACCAGTGAGTGAAGGCATGATTGCAATGTAGTCTTTGTTAAACTCTTCCCAAGTTTCTTTAGGAATACCACCGCCACGACGTTCAGCTTTAGGCAGCAGTGCAATAGCTTCCCAAGTCAGCTTGTCATAGGGGAAGTTGTCAGCAGTAATATCAGAATTCTCATTGATGATATCACGAGCACGAGCTACAACTACATCAGCAGCTGCTTCCAACAGCAGTTCAAGACCTTTACCACCAGCTTCCAGGATAGCAACCAAACCTTCAACACTTGGCTTCAGAATCGGAAGCGTAATGGTTGGGCGCTTATCTTCAGTACCAGTCTTTTCATCAACAACTTTACGGAAGGAGAAGTTAACTTCTTGCACATCCACTTTGTTATCGAAGTTAGCTTGTACACGAGCCACAGGAGTGGTAACAGCAGGAGCTGCATCTTGTTCTGCTTGTACTTCAGAGTTTTGATCGTTCATTTTAGTGCCTTTCAGTTTAGATTAGATTACAAACAACGTTGTTTGGAAGCAGTGTAGATAGACCCGGCAACTAAGAGGCTTCCGTTAGCGCCATCGAAGTGACAGTATGCCAGAACCCCGAAACTCTGTCAAGGGGTCAAATTTATCTGCAAGTACTATTAGATTGTATCTTTTATACTACAGATGTCTATAAGTTCTCCTATTCCAAATGTTTTGTATGCAAATAATACTTACATTAAGCTCAGTTGCAAGACTAGAAGATACACGGCGACTCCTTTGAGATAATATGTAAAGTACAGTCTTGTCAGGTAAAGCATTAGAGGGTCTAATAGTTCTACCTTTATTTTGCCTGTCTGCTACGTTATCTAAATTAGTTCCTAGAAATAAATGCTTAGGATTAGGACACTCAGGATTATCGCAATGATGGAGTACATGTAAATGTTCAGGAAAGTTTCCAAAATGTATTGCATAGGATACTCTGTGGGCGTGATAAGTCTGACGTTTATTTGCTAGTCTAATAGTTATATTACCATAGCCCCCATCACTCTTTGCACCTTTCCACTTCCAGCAGTCATCTTCAGTATTTCCTTTTGTTACATTAGCCCAAAAGTTAACAGCAAACTTATCTAGATTATCCATACAAAACTTTCAACAGGTTAAGATAAGTCTACTATAGTGGAAATGAAAATATGTTACAGTATGGGGTTCCTACTTACCTTATCCCACTATTAGGGTGCCTGCCCTTAAAAGCTTCTGCTTTCTCAGCCAGCGTGTTACCACGTATACGTTGAGATAACACACCTTTAACAAAAGTATCTGGCTCACAGATAATATAACATTCACTCCTTGCACGTGTCATAGCTGTGTAAAGCTGCTCTCTGCATAGCATAGTTGCATGGGACTGGTGGTATATTATAAAGACCTTATTCCATTCAGCTCCCTGCGCTTTATGGGTTGTGAGTGCATAACCAAGAATCATACTGTTAACAGCAGCAGCAGATTCAATAGTGATTTCTGTATCAGAATCCAGCATACGAAGAGTTATTAGATGTGATGCAGCTGTAACCCTGGAGTCTCCTGAATCATCTGAGGTACCCATGTCAGCAAGCATACGTTCTACATCTTCTTCAGTTAGTCCAATGTTATTAGCTTCTTCTTCCTTAGCTGCTAGTATTGCTGACTCAGTATTTTGTTCGCATCCCCAGTAGTCCAGAGTTACTGATGCTCTCTTGGCGCGCTTGGAACCACTGTAAGAATTGTTCTTAATAATTCGTACTATTACTGCATCCTCTTTATCATACATTACTCTATCACCTTCAGAGAAGTAATGTAATAGGAATCCTGCTACTACCTCATGTACTACAGCTCCTCGCTTAAGTGCCAGGTGATTAGCTACATGCTTGTTAAGTTCGAGTGTACCAAATGACTTATTGAATGGACACAGTATCATATCCTCTTCAGGATTGTATGCACCTGTATCAATAGCTACTCGTAAGAATGCAGCAGTAGTAGCTAATGCATCTTCACCTGTGATTCGTTTCTTCCAAGGATGGAATGTAATCTTACCATCCTCAGTGTGTTCAGTGTGTTTAGATGCAAAGCTAAAGGTTTCTCCGTTCTTAATTGCTGTTGCATACTTAATGATCGGACTATTTGCTGCTTGCCTGTATATCTGAGTGAGTTCGATTACTGGCAGTTCTTGCATCCTGTAACCTAGTACTGCTGATCCAAACACTGGAGGTAGTTGGTTAATATCTCCCAAGTATATCTTCTGTACTTTATGAGGTAATGAAATATTAACTTCCTCTTCTAGTTCCAATGATACCATTGAGGATTCATCAACTACAATTGTTTTAATGCTTTGATCTAATGGATTGTGCATTGATCTAGCAGGCTCAAATCGCATAGTCTTACGATCCTGTCCTGTTTCAGGATCAAACACATCATAGTATACAGGTTCGTATTCAAGCAGTTTGTGTATTGTGATACAGTTAGGTTCGAAGTCTTTACTGACTGCTCGCTTAAGGTTATTAACTGCTCGCCTTGTGAATGATGTAAGTACTGTTGATGGAGTACCTGATGGTAAGTACTTATGAGATCCAGCTAATAGAGTGGCTGATGTAGATGCTGCCAGTGCCTGGATTACAGCGCGCAGGCAAGTGGTCTTACCAGTTCCTGCTGCACCAATTAGTACACAGTCTTGACCAGTTAGTACAAGTTCCTTAAATGCTAGTTGCTCAGCATTAAGTTCAATGTCACCACTGAATTGTACTGTGTGAGTGGGAGTGAGAGGAGATGATAGAGTTGTACTCTCATCGAGCGGCACACAATGCGTGGCTTCGCTTACAGGTGGAACTATTGGAGTAACTATTGGAGTAACTACTTGTGTTCTTGCGGCCTGTGCTGCTCTAGCTCTAGCTAGTAGTTCTGCTATAGGTGTAGCTGTCATGATATCATCCTATCCTATCCTATCCTATCCTATCCTTTTAGTTTCCGGGGAACACTAGATATGTTTGTGATTCTATATCTGGCCGCTTATTTTGTATCCAACCATCTGGTCGAGGTGGACAAAGTTCTACAAGCTTCATATCATCAATTCCTAACGCTAGCTGCTCACTGTACATCTCATAAGCAACCAGCGCTTCTTGTGGCTGTGTCTGTAAGAACTCAATAAGCTCTCTTACAGTTATAGGTGTAACATTTGATGGATTCATTATGCTGTTACCTCAGAGTGTAGATGACAGATGTTATAGTGTCGTACTGTTTTCTTAGGACTTCTATGTAACCTGTGCTTACATGTTTGCATCAGTCCAGGAGTAGTAGCAGTTGGAAAGTAATTACAGGACAGGCAGGAATGCCCTAGTTTCATCAGTGCCTGTACCTTGGAGTTATTAGCTCTTGTAATTGCGTCTCTATTAGCATCCTGAGTGAAGTCAGTTACATGTTTGTTAGTTGGTCGAATTGGCATAGTGTGGTTACTGGTTTCCCTGTTTAGTTTCTTTAAGGTGGCTACGATTACATGGCTTACCACTCTTAGCTGAATGGCCTGCGTGTAATTGTTTCTGTCTGTGTAGTACAGATGATGCAATGGAAACAAGTACTATTGGATCAATTTCGAATTCATGTTTAGGTACACGGAAAGATAGTGCTACTTGTGCACATCCATCTATACTGAGAGTATCACGGATAGCTCCATGATGAAACACTACTCTATAGTTCCTGCCTTCTTTGTATATTATGTTTGGATAACCCACAGATTCACTGTCTTGTAGTTGTTGGCGTAGATACTGAGGACTCCAGTATAGTATAAAATGTCGCAGTAAGATGGAGTCGCGTACTGGGAGAGGTAAGTTCCACTCAGTTTCTAGTAGTTTCTTTACATGAGTCTTACGCTGGGGTGAAGGAAGGATTGTTGATGATACTAATGGTGCCAGTGATTTAATTAGATTACGCATTTTAGATATCCTCAGACTTGTGGATGATAGGGAGATTAGAAGTACTGGGAGTACTAGATGGGACAGGAGCAGTACTTACTGTACCTACATCCCCATACTGTTGTTTCATTCTCCACCTAGCATTAGCACGAGCAAATTCGAGAGCTGATCCATAAGATGATGCTATTGGTTTCTCCAGTGGGGCTTTCTGTATCATTGCTAGCTTATTAGTTGTTTCAACTACATCTTCTTTACTGAGTGTACCATTCCTATATGCTGTCACATCGAAGTCAGACAGGCACAGATAGGATGATTGTGATTTAAGTCCTACTCGCAATAGATCCATTAGTGATGCTGCACTGATACTTCCGTGTGGGATCATGTCCTCACAGTGAGTGATTAGTTCCTGTACATCTGCTGTGGGATACTGGAATATCTTTTCTTCACGGATACATGCAATGATGATTTCTTTCCAGTAGTTATTTAATGTTACTGGGTTATGTGTAATTGGATGTGCCATTACAAATCCGGGGAACTGTCCTACCATCTCAGCCCAGTCTGCGAGAACAATAGCATATTTCTTAGCATTCTTAAGCTGTGTTGATCTTATCATTCTCTCTAATGCATACTCTCTGCGAATGATTCTTTCTTGTGCTGTTTGTTCTCTATAACCTTTCATGAATTCTAAGAAGCTATCATGCCAAGCTTCTATCCAATACTGTACATTATCTAGATTACAAGTGTCTCTTGTTACTGCGAATGACGGAAGTACAAACTTAGGATGATGAATCAGATTAATCTTACCAATGATTCTGATTAGTGATTCCATGTTAGATGCTACCAATGCATCAGTAATACCTGGAGTATGTTTTACTGCTGCTCTCCACTCTACTAGAGATGTAGAATCCATTAGTGCAAGGAATAGGAGATATGAGTCAGTAGTTGTAAGCTCATTTGCTGACCACTTAGAAGCATATGATAGCAGCTTATGTTGAGGCAGTAAGAACACTGGGTGATTGGTTTCACGATCAGATAGTGTCATTGGAAAGTGATCACAACGAAAGATGACACCGCTGTATGCACAAGTTATTGTAGCCATTGGATAATACCTTTGGTATGATGTTACTGTTGATAATAGAATCGAATGATGCTGCCTGGATGATCTCAGTACATAGAGCCTCCAAATATAGCACCTAAGAACTTAATTACTACATAACCTAATGCAGGCACAAAAAAGAATCTAAGTATTGGTTCCATAATAGCATCCTCTGTGTGTGATTCTTGCGTTATCTTGTATAAATAAACCGCTCTATTGTATCCATTGCTTCTCCCCACTCTGAACCTCCAACATTACCTGTTCGTAATACCTCATATGCAGCTTCTACCTCATTAAATTTAGGTACTGCGATTGAGTTATTAATTGATGCTGGATGTGGAGGAGTATAGGTTACTTTAGTTACTCCTGGAGCAGTTGTAATTATTTGTAGTGGCATGATATGGTTTCTCCTGTTTAGATGCTATGATTGTGATTGTGATTGTGATTGT